CACTGTCGCTTCTACTTACGTTGACGATCAACTTGGCTGGAACGAAAAGAGCTTTCGCTATTGCTCAGCGGAAGATGCTCAGTTTTACATGCCTGACCAGTTCCTAGGACAATCGGAGAGCAACCGTCAAGCGTCTGCAGGCCCCGTTAGCACCAGCGCACAGTCAAGGGCCAGGCTCTTCTATGTGCAGGGCGTAGCGACGGCCAAGGCGGCCTATGAGGAGCTGATTGCAATGGGAGTGAGCAAGGAGCAGGCTCGAGCTATTCTGCCTCCTGCCATGTACACCAGTTTTGTCTGGACATGCTCGCTGCAGGCTTTGCTGCATTTCATCAGCCTTCGCATTGGCAAGGGCGCTCAGTATGAAATCGTGGCCTATGCCGAGGCTTTGTTAGAGCTTGCTCGCCCCATCGCTCCTGAAGCCTTTGCGGCTTTTGAAACCAACAACTACCAATTCTGATCATGCACGATCCCGTGAACAGCCCGTCGCACTATGCCAGCGGCGCCATCGAAGCCATCGAAGCCATCGAAGCTTCCATGAGCGGAGAAGCCTTTAAGGGCATGCTCAAGGGCAACATTCTGAAATACATTTGGCGCTATGAAATGAAAAATGGCGCTCAAGACCTCAAAAAGGCTCAGTGGTATCTCGATCGCTTAATTGCCATGGTCGAGACAGAAGAAGTGAAGGCCAATGACACGGCGACGAAAGTGCTAGCCATCATGCGAGAAAGTTTGGGCTTAGAAGAAGAATGCACAGATGGCTTTTGTCCCATGCCCTCCGTCAGACAAGGTCCTTCAGAACTGTTCGAGCCAATTAACTAGCAAGCTTTAATTGCGACAAAGGCGGCCACAAAGCCGCCTTTTGCTTTTCATCATGCACTGGCACGATTCGCTGCGTTTGCTCCATCCATTGCTCCCATTCTCCAATGTCTGTATGAGCACTGATGAAGCTATGAGCATGCACCCAGGCAAGAAGCTTCTCTTCCCGCTCTGGCGTCCAAAACTTCTGTGGTCGCCACCATTCAAACACTGGCAGGCTCCCCTTGCTCGCATTGCAGGACAGGCAAGCAGGAGCGCTGTTCCATTTTGAAAAATGCGGACCGCCTTTGCTCTTGGGAACAATGTGGTCGATGGTCAGATTTTCCGTCCACTTGCCGCAATAGGCACAGGCACAGTGACCAAATGGGCCTCGCAGGAAGTAGTCTTCAAAAATACTTTTTCGGAAACGACGCTTAGCTTCTCCAGGGCGTAATTCACAAAGGGAATAAAGAAGAAAGTCGGCCTCATTTCCTTTCCCCATGGCGAAATAAGTTGTCTTGCCTTAAGCCTACCCAGAAAAACAACGGCGTGGGAATTGTTTAGAATGGACAAAAAGCTTGCGTGCAATGAATGCCTGGCAGGAACAACTAGCGCATTTGGCCGTGAGCATTACTGCTGGCATGCTGCTCGCCACTGGTGGCATGATGATGAGCATTGGCCAGCAGCAAGTGAAGATCACCACGCAAGTGGAGAACATTGCAGAGAAGCTTGATCAACTCACAGAAAATATTAAGGGCTTGGAAACAAGGGTGCGTTCGCTTGAGATTGGACGCTAGGCTTTAAGAAACTTTCTTTACGATCATGACTGGCGTCGAGTGGTTCGTTGTTGGCGGCATTGTCATTGCTGCTCTCGATCAGGTGATTCAACACACTCCTTGGAAAGAGAACAACCTCATTCAATTGCTCCTCACTGGTCTTAAGGCTATCTTCCGCGTGAAGGGCTGAAGCCAGTGGCCACAAGCAAAGAGTTCTGGGATGAGTGTTTTCAGCTTGCCCGCAAGCACGGGGCGCGATTTCCGGAGCTTGTGGCGGCTCAGTGCTGTTTAGAGAGCGGCTTTGGCCAACACACTTCTGGCAAGCACAACTACCTCGGCCTAAAAGGTGGGGGCAGTGTGGTATCTACACAAGAATTTTACGATGGGAAGTGGGTAACAATCAAGGCGGGCTTCATTGATTTTCCAAGCTTATCTGCCTGCATCGAATATCTCATCACTCGCTGGTATAAAGACTATAGGCAGTTTAAGGGCATTAACAATGCTCCTAATCGTTACGCCGCTGCTCGCATGCTTAAGGAGCAGAAATACGCCACTGACCCAGAATATCCCGCGAAACTTTCGCGGCTCATGAAACAATACGCTCCCGAATCCACCACTTCTACCATGATCGGTCCAAAGAAACGCCCGCAAGATTTTGGCTTCAAGAGAGGCGACTCCCATTTGATTGTCAATGATCTAGTGGAGACAATGAAGGCTTTTTCTTTTGAAGGAAAACTACTATGGGAGATTCCCTGCTTGGCTCGTGGACAATACAGCGACTTTGAATGGAAGATTAAAAATTCTGACTGTCCTCCCGGCCTATACAAATTGGGAGCTATTTACAGAGACTATGAACGAGTCGGGAGCAACCCTGCTTACGACCGCACTCTAATGGCGTATGGCTGGTACACCTTTGACATGGTTGAGTTAGAAAATCAAGAGGCCAAGCACGGACGCTCTGGAATTTGCCTCCACGGGGGTGGGTCCGCAAATGGCTGGCCGGGCGCGTGGGCACCCAAGCAGCCGCTAGTGCCAACTCATGGTTGTTGCAGAATCTTTAACATTGATCTTCGCGATAAAGTATTGCCGCTAACCAAGGCGGGCACAGTATTTCTGTCAGTTTTCCAGGAAGGTTAAGCAACGTGCTTCCATTGCTCTTTTATTTTATGGAAAAAAGAGAAGGATGAACCGGCAGTCCTGGCTGAATGCACTGTGCTATGAAGCTGGCCTTTGGGCCGCAGGACAGTGGCCTTCGCTAGCGGGAAAGCCTTGGTTCAAGATGCTCATGGCCTATTGCAGGCCCGACTGGACAGAGTGGAAAACGAAAGTGGTAATGGAAGCAGTGGACAAGCAAGCTGCTGCTTTGGTGAAGCAATGGGAAAAAGACGAAAGGGAAACCAAGGCGAATCAGCTTGCCGACAAGGCTCGAGAGCTATTTCCTGAAGCCACTGTTACGCCCTTGCGCGATGCCATTGTCCCTTCTGTGATGATCGTGCGTGAAGCACCTCCAGACGCTAGCGACGACATTAAGGCTCTGGGAGGGGAACTCCGTATCACTTGGCAGCTTCCCAGTAAAATGGAAGGAGAATAGGACAGACGATGGAAGTAATCGTAGGCTTAATGCTGCTGTCCGCAGGAGCGGCTCTCACGGGCCAATTGTATCTTCGCCTAGTACATCCTCATCATCCGTCCTATAGGCCCTTCTGTCCGCTTCCAGGCCACGATAAATAGCATTGTGTAGCTCCATGTAGTGAGCTAGTCCGTCGCAATAGTCCACGCCAAAAACATCGTACATGGCATAGCGATAGGAGCCCCTGTCTTTGATTTCCGCCTTGTGCATGAGCTTCATCATTTGCCTGAAGCATCTTGCTCTTTCCTCTATGTTGAGGCTGTCCCACCAAGCTTGATCCTCTGCTTGCATTCTTGTCTCTTCTGCTTGCCAAGCTCCACGAAAGGCTTTGATTTCAGGAGTGTTCAACCAATCCACCAAAGGATCCTCCATCAGTTTCTGTTTGCCGCTCAAGTTTACTCCTAAAACTCTCCGCAATCAATAGTTACATCGTTTAGCCACTTATGTTTGCAGGTGTGCCAGAAGAATCCTTATGCTACACTTGCAGTTCAAAGGTGGCTCCTTGATAAATGGCAATATCGTGCTTGCCTGGAGTGATCATGGCGGATCCTTGGCGCCTGTAAAATATTTCAGACAACTTCTCTCCACCCCAGCAGCCCTGTAGCCTGCTCGCTGGCGCTGCATTGAATAGTCAAAGCTATAACGTCGCTAGTACCGTCAATGGTGCTGCCAAGGGCTAAGGCGAGTCCGCTTTCGGGGTCAAATTCAATACTACTGCGCGATGCGACCAAACCTCCTCCAATAACAGTGCCACCAGAAAAAGTGCCGCTGCTCATAACTTCCACATTTCCCCTGCCATTACTAGCAGCAGTCCATGCGCCACTGATGGTTGGATTAAGCCGTAGTCGCCATTGCGCGACAACATTAGAAGCTGGATTTCCGCCTATACTGGCATCAATTTGAGCGGGAATTATCACGTTATCGGTGCGACCGCTAGCAATGCGAATAGCTGCTACAAGCGTTTCCGCAGTGATAGCAGTAAATGTTCCCACTCCTCGACCAGCTATATAGATGGGCCCCGTTGGCTGATAACCACCCTCGCTGACAACAGCAGTGCAAATCTGCCTTAGCGATGCATTGGCGACGATGGAAGAAGAATTGTGAATTCGATAAGACACTGGCAATGTTGCCGATGTCATATAAACACTATCAATCGTGTTGGCATGGTTAAATTCGTGACAATATTTAATTTCTCCGTCAACAATGAATCCACACCTTACGCGCCCCACCCCCAGCCATTCCAAGTCGGCAGTGAAGATATTAGCTTTTGAAAAATTTAAGGCAGAAAAAGTGTCAATATTCCACGACGACTGAGGGACAATGTTCTCTACCACTGTTCCTGTTGCTTTACTGCGAACAACGAACGAAATGGTCGTGCCACTTGCTCTCAACATTACACCATTGTTGTCGTTAAAAAAGCCAATCTCCTGCACCAGGCCATCCGTGGGAGCATTGCCAACAAAACTAGCCAGCACCATCAAGCTTTTGCCCGGCTGATAAGGCAGGCTCCGCTTGGAGCGCCGCAACACTGTATCTCCAGACGCAGTGGTGGTATTTAACTCCAAGGAGCTTTCATTTGGCAGATAAAGAGTGCTTCCGCTACCTACAGCTTGTTCGTCCCACAGGTCGGTGCGCTTACTGTATTGCAATGCCGAATCAAACAAAGTGAACGGCTCGCTAAAGCGTTGTCTACCAAAAGCATCAAGAGCGCCACTGTCGGGGCCCTTGGCGAGTATTTGCCCGCGATGATCAGCCTCAATGTGAGTTTCAAACTGCTCACCACCGCGCACAATTTGCCCCATGACTAATCCTTAGCTTTCTCTCCATCGTAACAATAAGCCTGTTCGTATTCAGTGCCAATGCACAACATGCCTTCAATAACACTTTGCGGGGCATAGCCGCATGCCACCATGAATTGAAAGTATGCTCTAGCCAGTGCAGTGGCGGTGTCGGCGCTGTAAGTGTGATTGATTTCTTGGTACGAGCAAGTGTCGTGCATCACGCCATCGTCAGAAAAACGATGGGAAAAGGAAATTGAGTTGACGAAGGCCATGGAAAAGTAGAGGCACCAAGCAAAGCCTAGTGGCCAGTAACCCTTTCGTCAAGGCCCAATGAGCCCCAAGTCAGTAAGCGCAACGATCACGCCGCTCAGCGCCACAAGCACTTCGTCAACAGTGGACCCACCACTTGGAATGACAATGCCAGAAGGCTGCACCACTGCGCTGGCCCCGTAGAACCCCAAAACATCCAAGGCACCGCCGATTACTAGGCCAGAGCCAGCGGAAACAGTGCCGGAGACAGTGGGAGAAAGAACAATGGAAGCGGAAAAAGTGGTACCAGAACTAGTGCCTTCATTGATGGTCGCGGCATCTAACGTGGCCCCGCTGGCATAAAGCGTAATGCCTGAAACAGTGCCTCCCGTGATCGTGGAGCCTTCAATAGTCGCTCCGCTGGCATGAAGGGTGGCTCCAGAAACAATGCCGCCTTGAATGGTCGACGCATTGATCGTGGTGCCTGAAATAGTACCGGCAGTCAACGTGGGCGATGTAACAACAGCGAGGTCGTAAGTGCCGCTTGTTACCGTGGCAACGTTGCTAATAGTGCCAGAAAGCGTAATATTAAAGATTGTGCCATCTTCAAAGGTCGAATTGTCAATCGTGCATTGGTCAATTACTGCATCAGAAATGGCCGTGTAATCAATTGTGCCGCTAACAATTGCCGGCGTGTTAATTGCTGCACTGTTAATAGTTGACGATGTGTAAGTGCCGCCAGAGATTGTTCCCTGAACAGTAACGCCAGAAAGAGTGGTGGCATTAAGAATTAAGCCGGAAGCCTGGGAAGTCCAAGCGGCGTCATAATCAACAACGCTTTGCTTAACAAGGATTTGGCCAGCAGTGCCTCCAGATGGCATCGTATCGCCACCAATTGGTCCCTGCACGCCAGGAATAGAAAGCTCCAGCTCCGTGGTTTCGCCGCTAACAATAGTAATGTTGATGTCGCTCATGATCAGTTCCTAGAACAAGTGCCGGAAACGGTGCAGGCTCCCTTGAGCCAATAGTAACGATCGCCACTGCCAGCAGTTGCGCTCACATCATATTTGTACAAACCAGTCTCAATGCCACTTGTTGTCGCGGGTGCCAATTCAAGCTCAAACACGCCACTAGCTGCATTCAGAATAGTAGGAGTGAAGCTGGCAATAATTGAACCATCAATGTTTCCGCAAATATCACTATCAATGGTATATCCAGAAAGATTAATCGGGGTGCCACCACTTTGCGTGACAGTTAGCTGCATGCGATAAGTGGCGTTTTGCAGCACCACTATGTCATAAGTGGCGGGATAGATCATCGCCCATCGTCACAGTTTGTTTCATTATAGCCTTGCTGCAATGTATTAAAAAGGGGGCCGAAACCCCCCCCTTGATCAACCCTGCCCGCGAGACAGTTTTCGTCCGTGGCTTGGCTTGCTATTTTTTCCCTGCCCTTGTCGCGTGGTTTTGGGGCGAGAAACGATGATGCGCTTACTGCTGGATGCTCCGACTTTGCTTTTAACAGCCACGAGGGACAGTGCGAAAGGAAAAGCTTAGCTAGCCCAAGGCGTGCCAGTGCCCTTTGTGGGCGTTTTTTGCTCGTCAATTTGCGCCTGAAGGGCGGCCTCAACTTCTGCCACCTTTTCGTCGCCAAGCTTGTCGAGCAGCCAGCCCACGACAGTTTCTTTTGTCAAATCGGCATAGGGAACAACCGAATCCTCCTCGGGGGCCTCAAGACCAATACTCCCATAGGCCGATGAACGGTAGGTGCCATCAAAGGCTTCAATGGTGTAGTGAAGAGTGTACACAATGCCATCAGAGAGCGTGCGCTCCATCGTGGCAATGTTCCAAGAAAAATCAGTCATGACGTGAAAAAAACAGTCTTAGTCAGCTTAGGGGATAAAAGAGTCAAAGACTAGTGGCCTTGCGCAAAAAACAAGTCTGGTTAGCAAAAAATGCGTCTGCCAGACCTGCGTTGCTCAAAAACACTAGAGAAGGTGACTACTGGGCTTCGGTTACAGGCTCACTGGCGTCGAGTTCTCTGGCAATTTCTTTGAGGTGTTCAGCGCAGCACATACCGTTCCAATCAAAATAGAATTGTTCTGCCACAGTACGAAGGGCGGCGGCAAGCATTTCAGCCTCTGTGACTTCGCAGTTATAAAGATCGGCCAAAGTGCCGTAGGCGTCCCAGACAGCTTGCGCTTGGGGTGAAAGTTCAGACATAGTAGTGGGAATGACTAATGGGCGTCGGGAAGTTGCTCCAGTGCGCGGCGGATGGTGTCCCAGTCTTTGGGTGACGGCCGCCAGCCGTCTTCGTGTTGCTCAACGAGCACTAGCGCCTGCTCCTTCAAGCTCGGTGGCTTCGGGCGGCGGGCGGCGCGAAGTTCTTGTGCAATACGAGCAACTGTGGTCACCTTCAATCGCTCGTACACATATTCACAGCACGCTTCCAGCTCTTGGTCGGCGCCCGCTTGGAACGCTTGGCGGGCAACGTTCTTGAGCCGGTTGGTGGTGATGGTGATGACAGCTTGCTCCGAGGGGTCCCACGGGTAGCCGTCGTCGATCAGCCATTCGCCCACTTGCTCGTCGCTCAGCTCCGGCGGCGGGGTGATGGGATGCCTGTAATCTTGTTGGGTCATGGTTTCTAGAGAACTGTGGCCAGGGGCAGGAGCCGCAAACTCGCTGCCCCACCACCATACCATGTGCTACAGTGCTGCGGCTGACAAGGCACCGCAACGGTTGTGATATTCCGTTGCACAGGGGCGGGGTTGATATCCTGCCCCTTTTTAATGCCAAGCCCAACTATCCGGTAATTCCAGATAGTTGAGCCACACCTCGATGTGAGTAGGGCTAAGAGGGCTCAAGCGTTACAGTTTAGAGCGCGGTGATTCCATCACTTGTGAAGAACGGGCTGGATCCCCATAGATAAACAGTTGCTGTTCCGCTGTCTGTGCTTGGCGTTGCAGTAAGTCGCACTT